CGATGCGTTCAGCAACTACTTTTTGAAAGTATGTAAGAGTTTCAACTAAAGAAATGACAATGCTACTTTTCAGCAATCCATCAATGATTTCATCGTTAGTTAAACTCGCGACTATTTCTTCCGGATTAAGTGAAGGCGGATTCGGTGCTAGTTGTAATAAATGCTTATTAGCTGCTAACAGTTCATCGTGTAGATTTCGTAAGGTATAGAGTTTTTCAGAAGGATAACTCTCAAAAATTTCTGCTAGTGTTACGATTGTTTCGCCTAGATAAGGTAAAGGCAAATAATGAGCCTCTCCCTCTTTCTTTTCACAATTCATCTGACTATACATAATCGCTTTTAATTCGACTGCTGTTAAATTTGAGTAGTCTAGTTTGTCATTCATATCCATCTTATTTGCCCTCGCTAACGATTAATTTTTGTTTTTCAATATTTTCAACTTGTAACTGCTCAATCTGCTCTACCACTTCAACAAGCTTATGGATTAAGTAGTTATTTGCTTGATTAAAGCCTTTTAACGCTCCGTGCTTATCATTAATTTCAGCACCTTGCGACTTAGCCATTTCATTAAGTAACTTTGAGCCAGCTTTTAATCTCACTACTAAATCAGCTAGTTCATTACGGAATTTCACTTTGTGATGAAACTCGTCCGGATAAACTTCAAGGCATCGTTTGTTACTATCAAGGATTAATTGAAATTGGCGCGAAAGTTGAGAATATTTCACCATTAACGGATTGAATGGCTCTTTACCTTTAACTTTTCTTTTTAGTGTTTGTTTACGCATTTACTTTCCCTCTTCTGATTGTCGCTGCTTTCTTAATTTGCTCGATTGATGCCTCTAGTCCTTTGTAGTGTCCTGTGTGTAGATAATCCTCTGCGAAGGCCAAGAATTGTCTAATACGTTTACAGGCTTTTTCTAATTGCTCCGGTGTCGGTGTGTAAGGTGTTTTAAATGCCTTGACCGTTTTTGTTTTTCTCATTTCCTACCCCTTATTTTTTCTCAATAAACTCAATGCGTTCTTCCATATCAATCTTGATATAATTCAATAGGTTCTTGATGCCTTTGATAGTGTTTGCGATATCAAAAGAATCCATTTCATTGAATAAATCAGGGTTAATTGATAATGCTAAGAGCGTGCTTTCTACTTGTCCTAGTCCATCAATATGGAGCTTTAACATTTCAAGCTGACATTGTTCTACTTGGATAATGCGGTTAGTCATGAGCCACCTCCGCGAAAGAGATTGAAGGGAAAGTATTTGCTGATAAAGTGCGGTCTGATTGAAGATTAATTCTTCCAGCAAGAACTAAGACGAACTCGCGGGCAAGCTTAGCGCGTGCGTTGCGTTCGCTATCAGCGGTAATACGGATTTTTTGAAGATGATTTGATAAATCAGTACGGCGAATAGCCGCGAAGATGAATTGATACATTTGCGTAGATTCCTGTGATAAATTTTCAGAATCTACCGCTAGACTTTCCACGGTCGGGCGGTAGAACGTAACAAGGTGGAAAACTGCCATCACAGGAAGACAGCCCGTCATAGACGGCTTATTACGCTCTACCATTGAGAGAATGATCGGATTTATATGTAAAACAAAATCCGCATATTCTTTTGGTGTGCGAATGTTACGAACAAAAAAAGCACGGTTCTGTGGCGTGCTGTCGTTCGCCTGTGATAAATAGTTCAGCTTTCCACGGCTGGCAATCACTTTTTCTGATTGCGTGTTCATGATGCCAAAATTAACTGTGGTTTGTAAAGTGATTTCAATCAAAAACAACTTGAAAAATATTTCATATTGTTTAAAATATACATGATTTAAATTCATGGTGATTATTTCCATATTTAAGTCTTTATTGATGGTTTTAAACTTACCTTTTGAGAGATTCTTAAGGTTGAATACGCCGCTTGGGAGAGCCTTGCGGCGTTTGTCTTTTCTATTGCTTAAAATGCGCATCAATAACTTGATTTATTTGTGCGGGTGAAATGGGATATTCATCAAGAAGTTTCCCTTTAGCTTGTTTTGCTGCTAGTTTTTGGTTGTATAAACTGGCAACTCTTTCCACCTGTTCCGCATTAGCAAGCATATAGCGGGTAAACAGTTTCCCAGTCTGACTAACCTCACGTTCTCGGTTCAATTCAATCCCTAAAATTCTTTCAATCTCATTGACCTCATTACGAGCATTGAGGAAATGAACGTTGAAATAACTTTCTTTCTCACTAATACCTGTTTTCGGTTTTAAAATAAGTTCTTTAGCGATTGTCATTAGTCTTGTAGTCATTATTCCCTCCATTAATTAAGCGCGTGCTGCTTTTTGTTCTTCAATCCATTGATTCACTTCTTCTAAATCCCAGCGGACAAAGTTTTGTGAAAAGCGGATTGGTTGAGGGAATTTTTTAGCTTTTACAAGCTCGTTGAGTTTGGTGCGACCAAAGCCAACAATATGGCAAGCGATTTCACCGGAGATTAGTTTTTGTTGTGGGTTTAAATTTTCTGTTTTGTTCATAAAAAATACCTATCGTTTATTTAACACTGTGGAATATCGTCATATTCCGTTTAGTTGTTCGAACGATAGGTATTTAACAGCAAATTTAATTTTGATGGTCTGGAATATTCCGATTTACATAGAATGTTCCAGATAATGAAAAAAAATGTTCTAGATTTCTTATTTTTCTTCAAGATCTCCTAATATCCCACGAATAAATTTAGAGCTTGGCGGTATTAGTCCATTTTTAGTGAAGTCTTGTACTATCTCACCATCTTCTTTCATGTTATCTTCGCCTTTTTTCTTAAAAGCTTTGATTATATCTGTTTGATTTTTACAGCCATATTGAAGATCGATTAAGTTAACGATCAATCTAGCCATTGTATTTTTAGTTTTTGTTGAGAGTTTAGCACTTGATTTTTCATTTTCTAACTCTGAAATTTTAGCTTTTAACTTGCTTATTTCTTCAGGTATTTTATATGTGTCATCAATCACCCCCATACTAGCTAAAAACATCATTAGATCTTCATGTAAAATACAAATTTGATGAATTGGCAATTTAGCCTCGTAATGGTTGTCTATGAATATCTCTAAATTATTTTCATCTGAATTAACACTTAACGTCATCGGGAAATAAATCATCTCCCGATTTATAATATCTGTAAAGGAATGAGATGGGATTTTAAAATAACCACCAAGCCAAAAATTACCCATTTCCGAGCCATTAAATACTTTGGAAATTTCACCTAAAAAAACATCATCTACTTTATGATAATAAAACAGCGTTAAGAATATATTTTTACTCTTGTAATGTACGTGAGTTTGTTCATCAAGAAAGTGATCTACTTCAGCTAAATCTTTATCTATTTTGAAATTACACCCATAAGGTTCAATAGTGACACTATTAGCGGGAATATCTTCTCTATCTATCGATGAAATACACTTATTGTTTCCCGTTAAATAAACAGATGAAACTAATACCCCGTCACGCAAATAATCTAATAAATCATCTCTATCAATTCTAATCCCGTAGTTTATGGACATATAGTCAACTGCTTTCTCTAGAGAATATGCTTTCTTAGGCAGCATTCTTTTTGATGGTTCCATAAATACCCCTTTCGCATTTAGTCCTTATTTGAGAGAGCGCACCAGCAAAGTAAGGTTCTTTGTTTTCGGGGATCAGCCTAGATGCGCTATATTTGGTTGGTTTTAGGAAATGTTAGCCGTTTGCTATATTCTTTGGTTCAAGGGGCTTGAAGTTTCTTTCGTAAAGCGGGATAATCTAATTGCCTTTAGAAACTCCCCTTGAGTGATAAAGGTTATTACATACGACTTTAATTTAAGCCATCGTTCACGCGGTGGCTTTTCTGTTCCTAACACTCTAATTATTAATCAATAAAGTCGATTAATTTTTGTTCATTATAGCAAATTTAATTATAAAGTTTAACTACGTTTAGTTACGGCTCTTTTATATCTAATCTATTGATATTATAATAATTATGTTACATTTTAATTTGAAGTGTAACAGGAATTCCCAGTGAATTGGGAATACTCGCACAAATAGGCTTTCGATATGTCATTACGTCATAATCCCCTCGTTGTGAAACGCGGGGATTTTTTTGTCTAACGTTTGCTATTTCCGTTTAACTTTCTTCATTTCTTTGAGTTGCTTAGCGGCTATAAAGTAAATTGTTTCGAGAGCATCCATATTAGGGCTGTTTGGTCTGTTGTTTATTTCTCGTTTTGCTGCATCGCATTTACATTGAAGAATGTAGATAACTTCATCCAGTGGATATGGTTCATTGTCATCATACAAGCTAATAAAAGTGAAAAGTGCGGTAGATTTCTTATAGTGTTTCACCGCTGCTATTAGTAAGTTCTGTTTTGCCTCTTTACATCTAATCATATATCCAATCCGTTAAATTGCTCTAGTGCGTGTTTGTGTTCGTCTGATAGTTCGAAAATTAAATCACCGTATTCAAGTTGATAAGTGCCGAAAGACATTAGGAAGGCGACTGCTGGGTCTATCTTGTTTGCGGCTTTCTTCTTGTTCGGTTTAATATTGGCGTTCGCGTCTGTTTCCATAACTACATTTGATAAAGCCCACGCAAGCACTGGATCGCCATTGTGTTCTATCATTTGTCTGTTTATTAAAACTTCCGCACTTTTTGCCACTGGGCTAAATCGTTGGTATGTTTGCGGGAATGGCTCTACTTCAAGCCCAGCCGCTTGTAATTGTGTTCGTAAATGGGTTGCGTTCCATACATCAAAGCCTGTCATTTTGATATTGAAACGTTCAGCATCTTTCAGAATATCGTCTCTGATTTTGTCGTAGTCGATGCAATCCCCTTCCGTTGCTATTAGCCAACCACTGCGCACCCAGTTTCGATACATTGCGCGGTTTTTATTTGCCACGTTGTTAAGTTGGAATTCGGGAATGTAGTGTCGTGTAAGCAAGCGCACTTTGTTTCCGTGTGGGAATGTATAACAAAGGCTTGTTAAGTCGTTGGTACTTGATAAATCCAGCCCTAAATAACAATCTTGATGAAGTAAATCGCTTTCAGTGTACTTCCGTTCACATTGCGCCCAGTTTCCATCACCTAGCCACGGTGTAGAGCCTTGGCACCATACATTAAAGCGCTTAGTTAGCATTTCTACCCATTCGGAAGGAATCCCCCTAGCCTTCTTGATAGTGTTCTCAAAATCAAGGTAAGGAATGGATTTACCTATATTCGGATTTGCTTTTATCCAGTTCTCTTGATTGTCTATTTCGTTTTCTTCGTCTAACTCAAAAATCAACACAAATAAGCTGTCGTTCTGCTCATTTCCTTCAAGGATTTGAGCGCAATAATCATAATGCTGTTTACAGGCTGAAATAACGTTACTTCCGGCTGTTGTAATAGCAAAGAGTAAACCTTCAGGGCGTGCGCCTTGTCCTAGCTCTAACGCGCTATATACGCTGTTGTCCGCGTGTAGGTGATATTCATCTACAATAGCTAAACTAGGGTTAGTTCCTTCAATCGTTGAGGATTTAGCGGCAAGCGGTCGCATAATGCTATTGTTCTTCGGATTGATTAGCTTGTGTTGTTGAATGTTAAGGCGTTTTTTCAATGGAGCTGAAAGTAAGCACATTTGACGGGCATCATCAAAAACAATCCTAGCTTGATCTCGGCTAACGGCCGCGGTGTATATATCCTGTTGTCCGCCTTCCATCACTAGAAACCAGTTAGCTAAAACGGCTGCTATCGTTGATTTAGCGTTCTTTCTTGCTACTTGAACGTAAGCGGAGCGATATTTTCTTAATCCTGTGTCTTTACGCTTAAAGCCTAGAATGTTGGCAAAGAGAAAGACTTGCCAATCTGAAAGAATAATAGGCTGTCCGCGTAAGTGTCCTTTAACGTGCGGGCATAGTTTCGAGAAAGCTAAAAACTTATTAACTGCTCCATCATCAAAGAAATAATCGGGATTGTTTAAATCGTTAAAATAACGCTCTACGGCTTGTTTTATCTTCTTACAAGCCACTAACTCACCCGATTTGATTTTCTCTGCGTATGCTTGCCATATTTCCATATTTCGCCTACATAGTTAGGATTTCATCTAAGATATCGTTTTCATCTACTTCAATAGGATTTTTTCTGCGGCTTACAGGGTCGAAACCTAGCAATGATGACATCTTAATCATCACCTTTTCGGCATCTGCTTTCGCTGACAAAGCTGGATTTCTTGATTGAGTGCCTTGACTATTAACAATAATGAAGCCATTTTTGGCTAAATCTGCTACGGAATGACGCCAAATTGCGTAGTTTTCGCAATAAATTTCAAGGTTCGTTAAATCTTCTGCCTTAATATCGCCACGCTCTGAAAGTTGTTTAATTCGGCTTTTCCATTGGGTTTTAGCGATACCATCTAAAAAATCAGGGGTTTTATAGTTTCTTCTCTTACTCATACATTTCCTTATTTTCAAAAAAATTGCCTTGCGTAAAAATTGAGTTGGGAGGGCGGTTCTGACGGCTTGAGCCTTTCTTTTTTAAACTCCCCCCACCCGTCTAATCATTCTTTTTTCGCTCCATATCCGCGTTGGTCTATTACTCGTGTTTTGTAACTGTGACAATTTCGGCATAAAGCTTGATGATTAGATTCAACCCAGAATAGAGGGTCTGCCTGTCCGTTCTCTACTGGCTTAATGTGGTCTATTACCGTTGCTGGTGTGTAGATTCCTTTCTCCAAACACATTACACAAAGCGGATGAAAGCGTAAGTATTGCGCGCGGTACTTGCTCCACTTATGGTCATATCCTCGCGCGCTACTGCTGGCTCTTGTGTCTTTGGGCTTATGTTCTTCGCATCTACCGAACTTAACTTTGTTTTTACAGTTAGGATAGCTACATCGTCTTAATGGTTGATATGGCATATCGGTTACTAAATTCTTAGTAAGCGCAAGGCTCACGGTAAACATCCCATAGAGATTTAACAGTCATAGGGATAAGCGTTTGAGGGGCATCCGTTGTTATTTCTCGGTTACTGTATAAATGCCCGATATACATTAAACAGCCCACTTTTATAGCTGGGGTAAAAGGAACGGTGTTTTCTGTTTCTTCACTACCAAAGGTTTTGCCTATATGCTTTTGGCATACTTCAAAGGCTGCTACCTTATAGCTCTCGATTAAGTCATCATCTAAATCATGATCTACGTTTAAATGCTGCTTAATTTCTTCAAGCGTTAAATCAGTTTTTTCCATTGGTTACCTCTTTACAAATAAGTTGTAATTCCCTGTGTGATTCCTTGCTATCAATGATGCTGGTTATTTCTAAGTTGCGATTACCGTATTTCACGCGCATTGTGTTATCCACATTCGTTCCGTATCTAATACGGATTCGCACAATGTTTTCATTCGTTACGCTTGCGCTAGCAAAGAACTCTCTACCCTGTAACGGTTCAACCGCTGCGCGTATATTCGCAACGGTTTTCCACTTACTTACAAATCCGCCATAATCATTAGTTTCGTTTACTTGTTTTTGTAAACTTATCGCCTTGTTATATTTACCGGCTCTAATCATTCTAGGCATCGTTCACCTCGTTTTCGTTTACGCTGTCATTGCGTTTAACTTCTACGGTTTGTTTCCATGCTTGGCTGAATTCATCACCGCCAGCATAAGGCGGCAAGCCTTCACGTCTGCGCACTTCATTAGGTGACATTACGCCCGCTTTAATCGCCACATCATAGCTATTGAAACGTTCGTTTTGACTGGTGCGGAGTAAGTCGCTTGTGTCAAATTCGATTAAGTGCCGTTTCTTGCTACTGCTCGTTAAGTCAATCATTAAGGCATCTTTAAGCTGTTGTTCAAAGTTAGTCAGCCATGGGCGCAAGGTTTGTGATAAGAACGCTCTACTAGCCTCACTGAAATTCGCATAACTACTATTTGAATAGTCTTGTAGAAAAATCGGGCTTATGTTGTAGATTCGGGCTATATCGGAAATTGTGAAGGTTCGACTTTGTAACCATTCGGCATCTTGGTTTGTCATGCCTAATTGTTTGTATTCCATTGAGCCTTCAAGGATTGGTGTTTTGCCCGCGTTCTTCGCGCCTTTGTAACGCTCTAAGGCTTTCACTGCTTTCTGTGCTTTCGCATCGTCTAACCATTCAGCCGTTGAGATTAATCCGCTTGCCATCAATCCGTTTTTCATAATTGATGCGCCGTGTCGTTGTTGTGCTAAACCTAGTCCAATCGTTTCACGGCAAACTGTCACAGGTGAACGCCCCATAAATCCATCAAGGGAACTATGGCGTAGGTGTAACATTTCATCTTGAAGGTAGTTTCTAGTTACTCCGTTTAAGTCCGTTACTTGGTAAATATGTTCGCCTGTTACTTTACGGAAGATATTTACTTCGCTCGGCTGGTAAGGTGTAAGGCTTACAGGCTCGCCCTTGTTATTCCACTCAATCACTGCGTAAGCATTACCAGTTAGCAAACAATGGCGCATCATCGTATATTTGAACTGGTAAGGCGTTTGATTTCGGTTAGGCATTTCATTTAAAAGATATTCAACCGGATGACGGTAGATTCTTTCGCGGCCATCTTCTTTCAGTGCGTACAGATAACAAGGCATAGATGCTACCGCCTCGGCAATCACTGTTACGGCGTTCATAACCGCTGGTAGAGCCTCTGCCGTTTGTGGGCTGACATATTCGCCCGCGCCTGTATTATTTACGCCCATGTAAGATAGGAATTCATCAATAGTGATTGGTTCGCTGCGTTGCTCTTTTCGTCTAAAAGGATTCCACATATTAAGCCTCCGCCACATCAAGCCAGCGTTTTAAGATAGTGTTTGATTTACCCTGTGTTTGTTCTTTTGCTGCGACCATTGAACGCTTAGCGATTTCAACACTGCTTTCCGGATAGGCTGGAATACTTGTTACTGTTACCTCAAAGAGATCTGCTTTAATTACATTTCTTTGATAAGGCTCTACATCAAAATTCCATTCTTCTTTAATCGCTCTGAATCCGAAAGACATCCCTGTAATATCACCGCGGGAAACGCTAACTAATAAATCTTTTCCGATTGTTGTATCGGGCGGAGTTAGTTCAAAGCGTAAGCCGATTGAATCTTCTTCTAGCTTTAATGTTCCCGCACTTGTTCGACCTAGTAACTTGGTGTAGTCATGTTCAAAGAGTGCTCGCACATCTTCGCCACTCGCTAGGCTGTCGCTGAAAGCTTTAGGCGCAAAGGATTCCACAAAATCACAGTAAAGCACTTGTGAAGGGCTATTCCATTTCACCGCATAACCGACTAGCTTTTGATTTTCTTCATCGGCTGAAAGTGTTGCGGAGCGGATTTCAAATTCTTTATTCATATTTCACCTATTAAGCAAAAAAAGGGGCTTTCGCCCCTCTATGATTTATGCTGTTGTCTCAATCACTTTGATAGCGTTTGAATCTACTACGCCACCGCCTAAATATTTATCGGTGTGTACTTTGTAGAATCCCGGTTCGGTTAAGTTGTCCGGACGGGTTCGCACGCCTGTTTCGTGATCTACAATGAAATATCCGCGTTTGAAGTCACCGAAGGCAATTACTGCTTTATTTGCTCCGCCTGTCGGCATTGTTTCTAAGAAGTGGACTGGACGACCTAATAATGTTGCTGGGGCATCGGCTGTTAAACCATCGCGCCAGATATAATCGCCGTTTTTGTTTTTAAGTTTTTGTAATGCTGCTGCAATCGTTGATGACATCACCCAAACCGCATTTTTACGGTATTTGCTATGAAGTGTATAGAACGCATCGATTAAAGTATCCGCATCAATCTTCGCTACGCCAGCTACTTCAATTTTTTGAAGTTTGCCAAATTGGCGTACTTTGTCATCTTCGGTTGTGCGTTGGTAGGTTAAGAAGCCTTTTGATTTCTTGTTACCATCACCGGAAGTTAAATCTGTTTCTTCTGTTTCTGTGAAGGTTTCAGAAATTTCATCAGTTAGCCAACCTAAAACATCAATGCTTGAGAAGTCTAAGATTTCTTGTGTAGTCTTAGGATAAGCATAGATTGAATTTAAAGCGATTGTTACTTCATGAAGTTTCGGGCTTGCTGTGCCGTTGCGTGCTGTGCCTTCTGTTCCGTGTTCTACTGCTGCGCCGCCAGCCGATACTAATTTTTTGTATTCTTTAGCTCCAACCGGTAAGCGTACTACGTTACAAAGTTGGCGCATTACGCTATCGTCTGTTAAGCGTTTCATTACATCTTTGTCTAACTGTGGGATAACTGAATAACCGCCATCTTCACCGTTAGCCGTAGTTAAATTGCGAAGTTCACCAGTTTTCACATAATGGCGTAACTCATCATTTGAAAATTGTTTCATGTTGCGTTGTTCTACCTGTTGAGATTGTTCGTTAAGGTTTCGTTCTTCATCAGCTACTGCCTCATATTTGCTGATTTCATCAGTCATCTGTTTGACTAAATCTTTCAGCTTTTCAAAATCTACTGATTCAGATTCATTCAATGAACGATTTTCTTTTTCTGCTTTTTCAAGCATTGAGCGCATTTCTGCGACTTTTTCCGCCTTTTGTTGGCGTAACTCAATTAGTTTTTTAAACATATTCATCTATTCCTTATGAGATTTCTTAGTCTAAATTTAGACGACTTTTATTAAGTCAAAATATAATATATAGTGTTTTGATTATTAATTAAACACCTTATTTTTCAATAGTTTAGTTGCGTTTAGATACGTTAAGTTAAGATTGTTTGATTGCTTAAATTTTGAACAGGTAGAGAGTAAATATTCTGTATTGAGATATCTTTTTTTGATTGGTGAACAAAGGTGAACAATGGTGAACAGTTGGTGAACAATA